CTTGAATACTTCTACCGTCTCTACATCCAATCTTTCGAGTAACAGGTTGTAGTTGAAAATCTGCATAAGAGTTTCCTACTAATTTAAATATTTCATCAGTACAGAAAATAAATAAACTTTCACGGAAAACTTTAAGACCTGTAACTGTAGAGTCTACTCGTATTTCACCTGCACCGTTTGCTGTATCAAAATCATTTGTACCAAATGGGGGCATAAACTTAACAGATTGTTTATTATTAGAATCGCCTGAAAAGAAAATATGATTCTTAAATATTTCTACAAACTTAAAGTTAGCACTACCTGTAGCATTAATATTGGTAACACTATAACTAGAGTCTACTATTCTTGGTGTTGATGTTGCTGAACAAATAACAATTTTATCTGTGCCATCAAAGTTAAATTTTCTAAACTCATAGTTTTGTGTAGGAGTTCCTAATCCTGTAATTAAAGAAGTCCATGAACCACTGCCACTAGAAGCACGATGAATACTACCACCTCTTGCTCCTAAAACAACATCATTAAATACGGCAGACATAACAACACGTTCACTAGAAGAAGTTACTTGAGGTACAATGTTATCATTAAATAAAGTTGTACCTAATATTTTTTTATATCCACCTTCAATATCAGGTTCAAAGTTTGTTAACTCTAAAGCCTCTCCAGGATTCATGGAAAAGACATCTTTGTTTTGTACTAATCCACCACCAATACTCGTTGTAAAAGGTTGTAAATCTGACATCTTATGTAAAGGTTAATACTGAGGTATTACTAGTTGTACGAGAAGTAGTGTTTAAATTAACTCTAGTATCTTTCATATAATCTTGTCTATTCAACATCTCTACCCGTATTCTTTCTACTCCTGCTTCATATTCAGCATTAGCAATGTTTGCCATTGGAACATCATTTCGTAACTTGTATAAATAATACTTTGCTCTATTGACAACAACATCAGCATATCTATCAGGTAAATCTAATACATCTGTATAAGCTGATAAATCAGTATGAGTCTTAAAGTATTCATATTCGACTGTATAAAAATCACCATCAGGAATTGGCGATAATCCAAAACTTAAATGGTCTTGAGTTCGATAAACAAATAAAGGTTTACCATATTGAGAATCGTCATTCGTTGTATCAATTGTATATCGGCCTTGAATATAAGCATCATAAGAAATATAGTTCAAAGCAACAGGAACTTCTTCTTGAGCTACTCTAATAAAGTCTACTTCTAATGTATCGGAAGATGCTGTTGATAATCCAACATAAATAGTATTAGAAGTAGGGGTAAAAGTTGTTGATAATATTTTACCATTACCTGTATCTGTTACTGTTAAAGTATCTGAATAAATATCAGATGCACCTTGAGATGTACCAATTTTAATTGTTAAAGCTGTGCCTGAACCTGTGCTATCAATTAATCGAACACTTAATTGATGTGTTTTATTTTTAACAGCACTAACAGATTGAGAAACTTCTGCTGTATCTAATCTTAATCTTCCATTTCCTGTAGAAGAATAAACAGGTGAACCACTAACAGTTGTCCATCCTGAAATATTAGAAGTAAATTCACCATTACTTACTCTTTCTGTTGGTTTGATTCTAAAACTATCAAAGTCAGCTAAACGAAAAGCTGTAGGAAAAGTATACTCTTGTTGCCCAGAATAAGTTACTTGTGTTCCATTAGTATGTAACCAAGGCCATTGAACTTCAGCACTATACAAATCATTAACTGATTTATTAACAAAGCCTTTGACGGCTGTTTGTACTCCTCTACTATTAGCAAAAGAAGCAGATGTTAATTCTACTTCATTTAGCTCTCTTAGTACATCATTAACTAATTCTAAATATGTTTTTGTTCCAGCCATTGTTTTTCCTCTAAATAATTAGTAATTCTATCTATTTCTTTTTGTGTCATACACATGACAACACTTTCTTGAATTGTTTCTACAGGGAATTGTAATTCAATACTCGCTTTTAAATAATCTGTTTGTTCTTCAATAAATTTATCGCAAGTTTCTATTTCTAAAAAATCACCATATTTGTATTGCATTACTCTTGGATTTTCTTCTCCCACTAATAATATAACTAATACAATAAAAAATTTCATATTTTAAAAAAGGGGGGCATTAAAACCCCCCATTATTATTATGCAAATGTTGATGTCTGAGAATCAGTATCGGCTAATACGCCACCATCATCTAGAGACATGACACATGCCCATACTCTTACTTTAGCATCAATAGCACCAGTACCAATTGTTAGTCTGATTGCGTCTGCTGAAGCATAAGCATAGTTTGCATCAAGAGTAGTCATTTGACCTGCTGCTGCAACGGTTGCTGCTGCTGCATATTGGTCAGCGTCTACACTATCACCAACTGCGATAGTACCTGAGTTACCTGCACCATCGGCTGTTAATACATCTACACCAGCGGCTAACACTAGTGAGTTAGCAGGAACAGGTAATACATCAAAAGTATCGCCTGATGCGTTTGTTGTAGATGAAAAATCTACTACATCAGAGATAACTCTTGGGATAGCTGAACCCATTTTCGCTGTAATGTTAGTAGAAGTAATATCACTGTTATAAGCTGTCATTTTCTATTTCCTCCTACTATTAGTCTATTAAGACGTGTTCTGCAACAAGAGCTACGTCACGTAACACTTTTCTTCCAAACACATGTAAGCCTCTAACGACATCAGAGAATGAATCAGTGTCTCTGATAACTTCGATTTTTGCAATGTGGTTAGCTGTTGCAGTAGATGCCATATGACCTGATAATACTTTGTAGTAGTTGCTTGATGAACTTGCAGCAAAGTTATTTGTCATATATACATCCATGTTCATAATCTTACCAGAGTATACTTTACCATTTCTTAATGGTGCGGCTGCTCCAGTAGTGTCATCCATAAGTTTTGATGAAGTTTGACCTAGTTGCTCCATAAACTCAGGTGAACCTAAGAACCATCTGTTCTCTTCAGGTACATCCTGTTTGTTTAATAAGCGTGAGTGTTTTGAAATTAAATCGACTGGGTCAATTTCAGAAGTTCCAAAACCTACGTCTACTCCAGAACCATCAGAACCGATTACATGGTCAGGTGAACTTGCACTTGGACCTGCAAACATAGCTGCGATTACATTCTTGTCATATTCATTTTTCAATGCATAAGCACCAGAAGAAGTTGCAACTGATTCAAAGTTAATGTGAGAATGTCTTTCCTCAATATCATCAACTTTAAATGCAAAAGCGTTTGCTTGGTCTACTACAAGCTGTAACTGGTCATCAGATAAATTTTGTGGATTTACTGAAGACCCTCTTGTGTAAGACTGAACAGTAACTGTGGGTTCTTTGATGATGTTTACAGTGTCGCCAAAGTTTTCAATTTCACCTGCATAGTCAGTGTTAGTAATTGCTTCTACTACTGATGCAGTTCTGAAAAACTTTTGGACTTTTTGGCTGTAGATAATTGGGCTAAAGTTACCGTTTGGTAAGTTAGCATATCCACTTGATTTAGTAAATGCCATCGTTTTTCTCCTTTTGTTATTGTTTATTATTTAAAGTTGTTATGACTTTTTTGTTATTGAATCCTACCTTCTCTATTAGCAGTATCGATTTCCTTTTCAAACTTATCATATTCAGAAGGTTTCATCTTACGTATTTCATCCCACTTCCAAATCTTTTTATCAGTAGGTGTCTCTGATACTTTAGTTTTAGAAACAGATTTTGCTGCTTCTTTTTTAGAATCAATAGACACTTTCTTGCTAGAAAGACCTGTATCGTATTTATACAAATCAATAGCTCTTGAAGCATCAAGTGGATTATCATTATTATCATAAAGCATATCTCTTATATACTTTGGTTGTGCCTTAGCCCAGTCATGAAAATCTTGACTTTGTCTAAGTTCTTGATAATCTGGATGTTTCTTTGCTAATTCTACTTCAGCTTTTTCTCGAGCAAGTTGAGATTGTTGTCTTTTTACTTCCAACATTTCTTCTTGTAATTCTTGCTTCGTTTTCATTGTAGCTTCTGTAGTTAATTGCATAACAGAATCATACATATCAGGATAGTCTCTACGCCATTGCTCTAATTCCTCTTGGGTTTTAAAGATAGGCTTTTTAGATATCGCTTCTTTTTCTTTTTTAAGTTTGATGAGGTCGTCTTTATGCTTAGATACGGTTTCATCATAATGCCGTTTTAAGTCATCATAACGCTTCTTATAAACAGCATCTTCTACTCCGACAGGGTGTTTCTCCTTAGATGTATTCTCGTCAGAATTGTCTTCGGTATCTTCAGTAGCTGTCTTTTCGTCTTCCTTATCCATAAGATTCCTATCAGGATTCTGGTATGGTGTAGGAGTTGCGATTTCTTCTGTTGCTTCAGAAACTTGTTCTTCTACAACGTCAGATTTCTTTTCGTTTTCCATTTTATCTCCTTTGGGGTGCTGTTGGATTCAGGTCGCCCCTATATGCAGGGCCTCTATTGAGAGGGTGGCTGCGTCATCATACCCTCACCAGTCGTTGGTGCAGGGCTTCCACTGGGTTGTGAAACTGGTTGTGGCTGTGGTATTCTTGTTTCCATAATAATACCAAATTCAGGCCCAAAAACTTTTGACATAAAATCTCTAAACTGAGGAATGTTTAATTGTGTAATCAATTGCATTTCTTCATCATTTAGATTTTGTAAATTATTTTCTACTCTATCTCCTAGTAATCCTACGAGTCTTTGCTGAGTATCATCAGGTGTAGATGTTGGTTGAACCTCTGCACTCATCATACCTTGCTGATTCATTACTTCTTCTTCCATAATTTAATTCTCCCTGTAATGTAACATAATGGTTCTAATATAGTTCTATATGTTCTACCTAACACATCAACTTTATTATATTGTTGTTTTCTAATATCTACTGTTCTATGTCTAGCAATATGTTCTAATACATTTTTAACAATAATATTAGTGAAACCTTTTTGTTTAGCATACTTAACTAATGGTAAGAATAATGCATGATAACCTACTTCATATTCTTTTGATAATTTAGAAGAATGTGCTAACCATACTTTATTTCTAAATGAACCAAATCCATAGGACTCATTCATCATTGTACAAACTATTTTACCACCACTTTGTTTATTAGCATTAC